GTATAGAGCGTTTGAACAAACTTATGGAGGAATACAAATGACTTGCTCATGTTGCACTTATAAATGTGAACAGGGCCGCGACTGCCCCGTCAGGCAGCAACGCATCAAGGAAGTAAACGATGCGTACACCAACGGCTACAACGATGCATCGTTAGACGATCCTTACACCGACACGCTTGGGACGTTTAAGGCGCTAGTAATTGTTTTGGCGTTCTGCATCGCCGTGACGCTGCTGTCTTATGTATTGTGGGGGAAGGTATGAAATTAAGCCAAGGTGAAGTAGTCCAAGGTTTAGTGGATGAATTGCTAGAAACAATTCACAAGTACGATGAGGTTATGTTTCTGTCAACCGCCATTGGATGCTTGGAATTGGTCAAGCAGCAATTGATTAACGACAGTCTGGAGGACGCAGTATGAGCAAAATGACAAAGTGGTTTCCCCCGCACATCAAGCCGGTACATAAAGGCGTGTACGAAATTAAATTTACTCCAAAAGGTTTACACGAAAGTTATATGTATGCAGCATGGAATGGCAAAAGGTGGTCACGGGTTGCCACTTACGAAGAAATGAAACGTTTTCACCAGAATTTTGATGCACTACAAGGTAAATACTGGCGTGGTTTTAAGGAGAAACAAACATGACTACATACTACTGTGTTCATTGCAAACGCCCAGTTTGGACAATATTAACCAAGTGTAGGAGTTGCGGGAAATGACAGGATTTAAATCAAAGAAGGCAGCGGCCCTTGATGAAGAGGGTATGTACCTTGTGCACCCTCTTGTGTTTAGCGATTTTGTTCCGCCACAGCCAGCGCAAGAGCCCGTAGAAGATGTAATGTTGTATCACGATGATGGGACAAGGATTGTTCGTATCGCACCACAGCGCACATGGGTAGACCTGACCGACGAGGAAATTAGCGACATTGCCACCAACAACCCGCCAACGGTGCATGAATTTGCCCGAGCAGTGCTGGCTAAATCAAAGGAGAAGAACAATGGATGACAACAAAGCACAGCCTAAACAATCTGAATGGAAATGTTACTTGTTTGGCAACACGCCACAAGACAACCAAGGAATTGTTTGGATTCCCCGCAAAGGGCAAGAGCCGAATTGGTTTGTGCGTTGGATGATGCGGGTGTGTTTCGCTTGCATTTGGGTTAAGGAGAGGAACAATGGATGAAGATGACGACACACAAGTCTATAAAGACCACGGCGATTCGCTAACCATTGCGTATCAATCAGGTTACCACGATGGCAAGCAAGCAGCATTGGCTGGGCGGGAGTGGAACTTCTGCGAACGCTGCGGTAAGCGCACAGCAGATTTGACAACGATACACACTTGCACACCACCACAGAAATCCAATTAGGTCAAATTTACGCCAGCATTGAAGTTGCCGCTGTCTGCACATGAGCAACCCGATTTAGCCAACCCTTTAGGAATTTTTGCTGGGTTGAATTTTTTTCTACAATAGAGTTGTAAAAATCTTCTTTTTGCTTTGCAAAATTTTCCAACAATTGTGCAGGCGTTGTTTTGTTTACCAGGGCCATAGTGCCTGGCCCGATAGCACCGTCGGCAACCGCCCCTACAGCTTGCTGGAGGAACTTGGCAGCGCGGCCAGGGCCAGCGTTCACCGCAAAGTCAAAGACTGCGTAATCGACGCCCTGCGGTAAGTCATCACCGCGCACCTTGTCCCAATACATCTTTTTGTAGAACGGCTTCACGTCAGAACGTGTCAGGGCTTTCATCTCCCCTGGATTTATTGGCCTATCAAGATAGGCACTCCAAGCATTGATGGTCACGCCCAAGTTAGTCTCACCCCCAGAATCATCCTTGTCCCAGACATAGCCACCCTCGGAGTGAATAATCCGGTCAAAACAGATATCAAAATTTGCCTTCATCTTGATGCCTTGTCTGCCAATTTCTCTGCAGTACGCAAACCACCCAGCCCCAGCATACCCAACAGCAGCGGCATCATGGTGCCGGTGTCCATCTGTGGGAATTTGATGGGGTGATTAGCTAAAGCAGATATCCATTCAGCTAGCGGCCCGATCACAAATTGGACAGCAAAGCCAGCACCGCATATCCAACCGATAGCTGGTCGCCAGCCAGAGACAAAAACGCTACTACTTGCAGCCTCTGCTTTGTTGATGTCCATCTGCCCAGCGATCTGGGTTAATTCGCCCGACTGCTGGAGTTTGAGTAGTTCAAGCCGAGCCGCAGCCTGCTGTGTAGGGTCAGGAAAAACTCTGTCGAGGACTTTGCCACCAATGTCAAGAAGTGCTGAAACTGGGTCAAGAGCCATTGGGTGTTCCTTTGTTCGTGCGGATATCCACAATCTTCTCGGCAGTTTTACCAGCAAAAACGGCAGTGATGACGATAATCATTGCTTGACCTAACAGGTCTACATACGCGCCTCTTGTCTCCATTTCAAACACAGAGAGCAGCGCAAAAAAGAAATAGGAGAACAGCAGAAAAACAACCGTGATCGGCTGGATGTTGCGTGCTAGCCATGATTCAGTCATCTTGCCTTCTCCATAATCTTGGCCCGTAATGCGGGGCTATCTGATGTGCCTGCCCACTCTGGTAAGTTGTTCCAAATTAAGACGTAATCATCCGCGCTGCACTTTGACCTATCCAACCACTCTAGCATGGCTTTGTGGCGCTCTGCTGGGTTGTGTGTTGTCAGACCAATCACATATAACTCTTGCATCGCGCAGCCTAATTGCTTTTTGGGCAGAGGCGGCGGTGTGTTGCTCAAAATTAGCTTGTCTTGGGCAACCGATACCGTGACCAGCGCCAAAAAAAGTATGACGCTGCGCATTAATCATTTGTCTACTTTGTGTTCCAGCCGGTCAAAAATCTTGCCCAGCATTTCCTTGACCTCGCGCATATCGTCTTTGTAGTCCTGACGGGCAACGTAGATCGTGGGCAGCTTAGACAGGTCGGTTTTCAAGTCCTGCACTGCTGTCCACAACTCCCTAGCAAACCATCCGGCCACGCCCATGCAGCCGCCTAGAATGAGGTTGATTGTCTGCTGATCCATTACATACCTTCGCCCTGCACGATATAAACAGTAGCCGCTGCCGATGCAAGGCCGCTAAAATACGATGTACGTGCAAAGCGCAGAATCTCCACAGCACCAGGCACAAGCACGATAGCTGGGCTTGGATTTCCTGAGATTGGCGCAACAGCGTTTGCCGTAGCCAATGCCGCAGTCGTGCCAACACCCAAAAACACCGTGTAAACGCTGTCATTGATAATGCGGTATTGACCTGTGCCTTGTGCATCTAGCCTGCCGCTAACCAGCGCCTGAACGCCAGTAGGGGCACTAGCTGCCGCAGGAACTACAACAGTCTCGCCAAGTGGCGCAAATGCAATTTGTGAATTGTTAGCCATATTTGTCTTTCAAGGTTATTCAGCGGCTCGTGCCTCAACTTCGTAGGGATTCATTTTATAACCGTAACGCAGCATCCACCAGGTGTACTTGATGGCGTACAACATTTTTCCATCGCGCCGCATCTGTTCCAAGTGCATTGTTTCATGCCTAATCAGCGCATCGTGTTGTTCAAAGCCTGGTGCCATGTAAATCGTATTCCAAAAACTAGTCCAGCCCTTGAGCCCGCAAAGGTTCATGTAGAGCAAGATTGGGCCTTTGGCGGTGCGGATCATCTAGTCAATCCATTTATTTTTAGGCTAAACCAAGTTTTAAGAAAGTATAAACGCCAGTTACGCTTGCGGCCTTAGTCTGTGTTAATTGAATATTAGTGCCGCTTCCAGATATTACTAAAAAGGCTGAATTATTAGCACTTACAAAAATAGAACCCGTTCCAGAATAAACAATAATTGCAGAAGCGCAGCTATCATCACCATATGTATTCAAATATGCAGTTACTAAATAGGCGCCTTTTCCGGAACTTGAAATACTTTTAATAGTCGTAGCAACACCAGTTGCTAGCGTTATGTTTGTTAAGTTTTGTGTGAAAATGGCTGCTGTTGTAAGATCACTGCTTACGTTTAGATTATACAACTCATTTACATTGCCGCCTAAAAACTGAAGAACAGAACCTGCGCCTGATCTTGCATTTACTGGTTTGTTAAATGGGTCGGCAATCTGAATAAATGGAAAGTACGAATTATCAAATATAACACCAGCAGTATTGCCTTCGTTATAGTCACCACCAAGAATATTGGCGTATCTGCAATCTGGATCATTTACTACAGTTTCTCCACTTAAATACAGCCCATACCCAGTGCAAATTTCTACATTGCAGTTAATAACTGTTGCCCAAAAAGTTCTGTTTAGAAGAATACCGTTTGCACCACAAGCTATAACAACACAACTTGTTATTGTATGTGCGTTAGAGTCGCTACCATAAGCATCATGAACGTGTATTCCATTACCACCACAATTGTCTATTTTTAAACGTGTTAATTGACAAGTATTGGTATTAACATAAGCTGAAACTGCACCAAGCCGTATGCCATCGCCGCCAACATTAAATATACAAAAATCTTGAATTATGTTTTGACCCCCAAGCACATTGACACCATTTCCAGTGGGGTAAACTGCTTTGTTAGAATAAATTCCTCCACCAGTAATTACGCAATGAGAACCTAAAACAATTCCTACTTCATTGTGGGCTTTAAAAAACACTGCTGGAGGAGGTTCAAGTATATTTGTACCGCCTTGAAACTCAAGCCGCGTCTTTGCTGGGACTGTCAATGTACTTTCTACTCGGTAAGTACCGATTGGTATAACAACATGACGAGAAGCAGTTAAAGCTGCTTGGATCGCAGTTGCGCTGTCTGCAACCCCAGTGGGGTCAGCACCAAAATCAAGAATATTTACCGGAGCACCAGTAATCATTGAATAAGAAACTTTTGTGAGAGACATTACTTGTTCTCCAGCGCAGTGATACGGGCGGTGAGTTGGGTGATGAGGGCTTGTTGTTCTTGAATGGCTTTGACAAGACGAGCTTCTGTTTTTGACCATCCTGTAACAGTTAACATTTCGTTTTCACCAACACCAATAGCATCGGAATAAACTTGTTCCATCTCTTGGGCTACAAATCCAATTTGATGCCCACTTCCATCCTTGTAATCAAACTCTACTGGACGCAAAGCCATAATGTTATTAAGTTGGCTTGGTAAATTCTCAATATTTTCTTTTAATCGAACATCAGAAAAAGTACCAAAAGCTGCTGCGCTCGCTCCATTAGCATTAATCTGACCTGAGTTTATATTGTTGCCAGATATTACAAATTGAGTAAATATCTGACTTGTAGTATTAGTCGCAGAAGCTTTTATAAAACGAATTAACGCATTTCCAGCGTCAGCGGCTAAAGTGCTCCTTAATGTTAATGCTGGTTCTGATGTGCCATGAATAGCACTAACCGTAGTAAACGCCCCCGTCAGCGGAGTCGTTGTGCCAATGATGACGTTATTAAGCTGATTTCCGCCGCCTGCTACTGTGCCTGATAGGGTTGCCCCAGCAAGTGTTGGATTGGTTCCCAGCACGTTGTCGCCAGTGCCTGTGTTGGTCACGCTCACTACGTTTTTGCTGGCATCTAAAGCCAATGCAGTAGATGCTGTCAGGTTAGATAGTGTGCTTGTACCAGAGACGGATAGATTGACAAAGTTACCGTCTGCGCCGCCCTCCACCCGCTGCCAAACCGAGCCGTTGAAGGTTGCAAGATCACCTATGCCCCAATTGCTAATTCCGTTCAGGTTGGTTGAGCCAGCAACGCTAACAACATAATAATCGCCTTTTGCCCCAACGCTAGATGTTAGGGTAGGTGTGTTTGTAGAAGCGTTCCATGTGCCTTTGTAATTCAAAGCACCGAGTGCGTTTGTAGTGGACGAGATTGCTTTTAACATGGTTTATTCCTCAGAATACAAATTCAATGATAGATGTGAATGGTGGTGCTTGTGTGAATGTGACATTGCCATTCGCAAATGTGTAGGTGTTTTGATTCTGATAAACACCATTAATATAGATTGCCGTAGGTAATGAACCTACTGCAAAAATTGTCTGTGTGCCTGTGCCTGTAGCGTTTGAAGTCACTGCGCCACCAGTAGCATTGCCGTTCAACGATGTATAGACCACCGTGCCGTTCTTATTCTGTACTTGGATGGAGTAATCGCTTGCCGCATAAATCCGTGCTGGTGTGCCTTGGTAGACTGGATAACCTCCACTTGTGCGGATGGGCTGAACAGCAGCAATTGTTTGTGCTGAATCCCAATAAGCAGCAATCGGGTTTGTAATTGGGTTTAGGTTAACCGTGCCAATCCAGATGTAACCATCATCAAGTGGCTGTCCATCAGCATCTGCAAACGCTGGGTATGGTGGTTCTACTGAGAGTGTTGACATTTATTGATTCTCCTGGTCGGCTTGGCGCTCGGCTTGTATCGCGGACTGCAAGAATTGAATCCTTGCGTCCGGCGACTTTGGCAACGCAACTGCGTCTGCAAATTTTTGGAAGGATTGTGACATGGCTGTGCGACGAATGCTAGCTGCGCTGGGTGTTCCTTTTGTTGCGGCTTCGATAGCAAGTTTTTGGAATCCTTCATCAGCAAACAATTTCCCTGCTGCTTTAAGTGAATCCTTATTGCCCTGAGTTAAAGCGCTAGTTATCACCGAGGTAGCGGCTGCTGCAACAGGCCCACCCATTGCCGCAGCACCTGTTAATGCTCCTTTTGACAGAGTGCTTTCCATAATCTTACCGATCATACTTTCGGCCTGCATACCTTGCAGCAATGCCTGATTTGCCTTCCCAGTGGTCAGTACATTGGCTCTAGCTTCGGTAACGCGCTTGGAAACCTCAAACAAGTCACGCAATACATCTGCCGAGTCTTTGCCAAGCGTGTCCACAATGGTCTTGTAAACGGGCGGGTTTGCGCGAAGTTTGGGATAGATGTCAGCAAACTCGGAGAATCCGAATCCACCCTTTTCTGCGCCTCTAGTTGAGCGCGTGACGGATGCTAATGCAGTGGCTATTGTTTCTTTGCGCAAATCCTCTGGCACGGTCTTGAGCAGGCGGTTGAAATCGCCAGCATCGCCCTTGGCCGCGCCTGTAATGGCGGTGCGCATCTTGTTGGCTACGCTGCCCTCGATGTCTTGACCAAACGCATTCACGATGCGATTTCCCAATGCACGCTCTTTGGCATAAAGCAAGTTGGCCGCACGCAATTGCTGGCGCAGTTCCTCGCCGCCAATGTTGCCCACGTTTGTCAGTTGATCGTCAGCCAGCGCTGCATATAAGCGCTTGAGGTCAGCTTCGGCCATACTGCCATAAGGTGACTCCATTTTATTAATGGCTTTTCCAATTAATGATTTTTCGCGTTTGAGTAATCCATAAGTTACATCTCCGCGCTCAATCATATTTGCCAGTTTGCGCTCGGCTGCGGACATGCCTTCTTCAGTGACTTCTGCCTTGATAGCATCAAGCGTTGCTTTTAGCTTTGGCAGATCAACAATGGATGTTTTTGGCACTACTGCATCAACATCATCGTAAACCTTGCTAGCAGCCGCATTAAGGTCTGCACGTGTCTTGGTTAGTGAGTCTTTGATCTTTTGCGACACCACGCCAGGAGCGACTGCACCTTCAACAAAGGTGGCATCAAATTGCTTGATTACATCATCGGCCTTATCTACGGCCTGAGTTACTGTGTTGCGCCATGCTGCTTCGGCCTCACCACCGGCTACTGAACGTGTTAAGCCTGCAGCTGCACGGACTTGTGGGTTGTCGCTAAAAACATCGGCGGGAAGTTGGATACCAAGCCTATCGGCTGCTTCTTTTGCTGCTACGTTGACTTGAGCAAGATCAGCTAAACGGTCACGTGCGCCAGCCGAGCCAAAGCCTGTGCCTGCTGCCTGCTTAACAAGACTTCCAATTTCCTGATCGGCTACTTCTGCCACAACTGGAGTCACAACTGGAGGTACGACTAGAGGTACTTCTGCTACTGCTGGAACTGCTGGTGGTGGTGCTTCAAGCGTTGGCTCTATGCGCGGGGCTGCTGGAGCCATTGCTGTGCCCATAGGAGCGCCTGGAGCGCCTGGAGCGCTTGGAGTGCTTGGTGCGCGACCTGGGCCTGTTATACGCTTAGCGCTCGCCTTTACTGCTTGGACTGCCGGAGGGACTACGCGCTGAATAATCTGCCCTGCTGGGCCTAATGCGGCTGCCAATGCCACTTCTCCAACGTCTGCTAGTCCCGTGCCACCACCAGTTGCCGCTTGGCTTGTTTCAATGGCCGCTTGAGTTGCGCCAGACCCCATAATTGCGCCTGGAATGGTTCTTGCAGCACCAGCAGGGGTAAATGCCGCAAGTGCTGCTCCAATCCGAGGCGCATCTTGTACGGTCAAGCCTGGCTGGATAACGTATTCTTTGCCATTTGTAGGAGAGCGTAAAAATACGGTGCCTTGTTGATCTAAACGATAAGTTAAGCCAGGAAAGTTGGCAGCAAAAATCTTAGCTCGTTCTTCGGAACCAGCCATCAATCCGCCTAGTGCCGACTTTAATAAACCAAAGGACATTTGGTTGGCCTCTGGCATATCGTAAATTGTTCGATTTTCAGCAAGTGCGGCAGCAACTTCTGGCGATGCAGAGCGTTTGCTACCTGTAACCTGTTCGGCGAGACTCTCAAAAAATCCCATTTTTGGCTGTGATGCCGCCCATTGTTCAGGCGACATTGGTGCAGCAGCAGGCGCGGAAGCAACAGGGGCGGCAGCAGGAGCAGCAACAGGGGCAAGGTCTACAGTGACTCCTTTGCGGGCCAATTCTCTAGCAATTGATTTAACATCATCTTGCGCTCTTTGATCGCCGGATTGTGATTTGGTTTGTGCAGTTTTTAATTCCTGCTTCAAAATCTCAACAGCTTCTTTGTCTTTAGATGCTTGGTCAGTAACTTGCGCTCTTGCAGGCGCAGGCGCAGGTGCAGCCTGAGTCTGAGATGCTAGCCATTCTTCTGGGCTCATTGCACCCCCATAGATTGCTTGTATGCGTTCCACTGCGCATCAGTGAAGTTTGCAGGGCGCGTGTAAGTTTGTCCATTAACTGTCACGCTATTTGGTGATGGTGTCTCTGGCGGCGCTACTGTTTCTGGGCCAAAAACGTTTTCGGGATTTAGTTTGTAGTTCTTAACCACTACGCCAAGCGCTTTTTTATCTTCGCCTGCTTTTTTCTGTGCTGAGTCTAAATATTGCTTGGCTAGGCTGACAAATTCGTTGCGTTGATTTGCTTGTAAGAATTGCCCGTTTTCTGCCTTTTTCAAACTGTTTTCAAGTCTTGTGTAGAGACCAGCGGTATCTCGGGCTGTAGCAAATTCTGTCTCGCGCACCACTGAACCTGGGTCGAGCATCTTCATAAATCCAGTAATCAAGGCAATGTCGCCTGGCCCAGTTTGGGCTTTAGCAGATGATGCAATATTGGCATAAGTTGAGCCAAGTTCGCCATAAACCTTAGTTCTGGATTGATATTCCTTGCGCAGTTTTTCTTCTTGGTCAAATACTTTGACTGGGTCAACACCGCCAGTGGCTGCAAGTGCTTCTAGTTCAAGTGCGGCTTTTTGAGTTTCCACACCAAGTTTCTTGGTTGTTGCTAATGCCGAGCCGATCTGAGCTCGTGTCAAGCCAAGTTGCTCACCTTTGGTTTGTACATCCAACACCTCATTGGTTCTAGCATATTCAAGTTTTATTGCTGCAGTATCAGCTTGCGCTTTTGCTAGGGCTGCATCAGCTTTTGCTTTCTCTATTGCGCTGGTGGCAGTGGCCTGTGCTGTTTTTGCGTCTGATTCGGCTTTCTCTGCGGCTGCAATCTTTTGCCGCAATTCTGCTGGGGCTTGGGCCTCTAATCTAATCGTTGAAAGCACTTTGTCAGCATTATTAAGAAAGTCTGTACCGCCAGGCAGTCTTGCCATGTACAAACCAATCGTTGCCTGCGCTCCTGTTGGGTTGAGGTCAATTAACTGTATGGAGTCTTCGGTTGCCTTGGCTTCATCTTCGCGCCCACTACTGCGTAATGCATTGGCTTTATCTGTAAGCCTTTGTTTTGCAACAGGAAGATTGCCTGATTTAATGGCTGAATAAACTTCAGCGCCCATACGCAAATCATTCTGTTGTTGCTCTTTGGTTTTTCTTTCAAAACCTTGCGTCACAATTGCTGCTTGATCTTTGGGCAAAAAGGCTACTACACGATCATAATCTGCGGCTGTTGCATTAGGGTTTTTGAATAAATTTGCAAGTTCGGTCTGAGTTGCTTGTGCTTTCACTCGGGCTTGTTTTGCTGCTTCAATTTCAGCAACTCCAGCGCCAATTTTAAAGCCGCCAAGTGCCGCCTCAAACGGACTTTGTACATCAACGGCGTAGTTGATTGGTTGCATGAATGGATTGATGGTTGCCATGATTTATCCAAAAAGTGAACCAAATCCCGTACCAACTCTGCCACCAGCGCCATACTGCACACCAAGGAACTGAGCAGGTAAATTCAACAGTTGACCATAAGCCCTGGCTTCACCTAATTGACCGCCAGCTTGTGCCGCACCCTGTTGCGCTAATAGGTTTGCAACATTCGTCCCTGTTGTAACACCTTGTGCACCAACACCAGCGGCAGATGCTTGCCCAATTTTTGCCAGATTCGTTTGTGTTTCACGTCCAATATCTGCCAATCCACCCAGCCTGCCATATTGCTGTTCAATCAAACTGGAAAGCAATGCAGGGCGGTACTGGGCCAATGCACCTTGAATATTTCCACCCCTTAGACCACCAGTTGCTGATGCCCTTTGCAGTAATGCTTCTTCACCTTGTTGGGCCATTTCTTGGAATCTAGCACCCCCACTGATTCTCTCAATGGCGGCACGTTCTGCTTCTGGGCCACGCAACCCAATCAAGGCTTGTTGTTGCTCAAAAGCTGGTGCGCCTGCTTCTGCGTATGGTCTTAAACCAGTTATTCCTGGTGCACCAACATCAACATAAGGTTGAAGCAAAGTTTGCAACTTATCCAAAGCAGTGCGCTGTTCTGCTATCCCAGCTTGTGCGGCTCCTGCCTGTGTACTTGCGGCTTCTTTTGCTCCTTCACCTTGCACATAACTGCCAAGAAGTGCACTTCCACCTACTACTAGGGCTGTTATTGGATCAGGCATTGCTGAACTCCTTCATGTAATCTTCAAATTTTTCGCCATATAAGGCCATCACATGATGACCATTTAAAGTGGCAAAACCAGCACCATGCACCAGCGAGACTGCCATCAAAACAAGATCGTAATAGCCTGCACGCCACATGAATGACTTGGCATCTGCCTGTTTATTTTTCTCTGCCGTATCTGATGCTTGCCACTTGAGAATGATTGTTGCCAGCAAAGGTACTAAATGGTTGCTATTGGAAATGAAAAAAGCATTCTGTGGCATACCTACCAGCGTATTCCAAATGACCGCGTTTAGGTCTTTGCGCTCTACTGTGTCGCCATCCGCTACATCATCAAAGACTTGGATTGCGTCATACACCATCATCAACCATTCAACGGCTGAATCAGGTAGCATAAAAACCTTTGTCAGGTTCTCTCGCAGTCCATCGGTCATGCACAACTCCTATGTAGGAAAGGCCGCTGGATGCCAGAACTCAGCGGCTTGATTTTCGCACAAATTGAGAAAAGGTCAATATTCTTCTTCTTCTCTGTCTTCCCAAGCCTGACAAACCCGCATATCGTTGCAGATAAAGTTCAGCTTTTCGCAATGCCCACGATAGCCATAGCCCGTGTCATATCCAGCCATCGGGATGCGCTCAATCCTGACTTGGGTCATTAAGCTGTTGTCGTAGTAGCCGCAGTTCGAGCAATGCTTGCGCCTTGCGTCCTTTGCATCACACTGCATGGCCTCTGCCAGTGAGTCATAAAACTCAGGGTTTGCCTTTGGGTCGTTGCTGGGTTCCTCTGGCCCGTAGTGCCAATCTTTTACCGCAATCAGAAAATTGGCTTTATTCTCAGCAACGGTTAAAAACGGCTCTTCGCTTGGCAAGCCCATGAAACCCTTGGGCATCATCATAAATTCTTTCATGTGTGTACTCCTTATGAAATTTCTCGGCCTGATGCACGAATGGTTAGGGATGTTGCCGCCCCTGCAATTGTGGATATAAAACCACCAGCCTCCAACGCCTGACCTACCAGTTCGGGACAGGTGTAGGTCTCATCAGGCACGATAGTTCGTGCATCAATAATCAGGTTCGATGCTCCTGCTGAACCAGACACAGTGACCAAGTTGCAACTGAAAGTCACATTGTTGCCACTGGTGTTTGTCACCGTAAACTTGTCAATGATTGCCTTGACATTTGTTGCGGTGTATTGGGTTGTCTGTGCGTTTTCTGCCTGTTTTGCAGGGATTAGAACCTTTACTGTGACAGCCATGTTTATGACCTTTCAAAATGTGTTAAAGTTGTTGGATGATTACACAAAGCCGACTTAAAGAAGTTCTTGATTACAACCCAAACACTGGTGTTTTTGTTAGACGGTTGAAACAATCTGGGGTAAAACAAGGAAAAATATCTGGTAGTCTTACCCTTGACAAATATCAAGTAACTTCTATTGACGGAAAAACTTATAAATGCCATAGGCTTGCTTGGCTGTATATGACGGGAAAATTTCCAGACGGGCAAATTGACCATATAAACGGCAATCGATCTGACAATCGTTTTGAAAACTTGCGCGATGTTACGCAGAAACAAAACATTCAAAACCAACGAAAAGCACAGATGAACAATAAATCTACAGGCGTTCTTGGCGTTTTTAAAAATGGCTCTGGATTTATGGCACGCATAGGAAACAACAACACCAAAACTTACCTTGGCACATTCAAGACCATTGAAGAGGCTCAGGCTACTTACGTCGAGGCAAAGCGAGCGCTGCATAGTAGCTGCACGATTTGAAAGTGCCACAACAGTCATAGTTGGACACCTCCGATGTTGTTGTTGACTGTGAGAATTATGGACGGAATGCCTGGATGGGGTGCTGAAGCAGCAAAAGCAGTAACCTCAACACTAAGGTCATCAACCGAGAACATCAGCTCAACATAATCGTTTGATTTGAGGTCAAAAAAATAATTTAGCGATGAAAAAATCTCAGCGTTGTTACCTTGAATTCTAATCCGGCTGCAACTGTCTGGCACATCGACACCGTTAAGGCGAAACCAAAAATCAAATATTCCTGTGCCTCCTGCGGTCTTATCTAGTTGAAAAGATGTGTCAAAGTTGTAGATGCCTTCGGTGTCTACCATTATCCTTGATGTGGTTGACAAGAACACACCTTGGCTTAAATCTGTTGTGTTAAATGTGATGGCTTGGGCTGTGTTAATAACCGTGGCTGTCTGTGTTGTGGTGTCGTAAAACGACCCATATCGGCTGCGCTTAAACTCCCGTGGCGGTGGAGTCATCTGCAAGCCCTCTACGGCTTTATTCAGTTTGTCCACCAATGCTAAAGCCTGATTTGCTTTGCTTTCAGCCAATGCCACAGTCACCGCAGTTTCTTGTGCCAGCAACGCAATCCTATCCATTGCATCCTGTGCCTTTGCGCCCAATGCTGCATCATTGACTTCAGTCTCTTGCGCTAAAGCAATGATTTGCGCTAACGCATCATTTGCTGTTGACTGAGCTGTTCCTGCGGCTACATTTATCTCAAGCACCACATCAGGCGCAATTGCATCCACAGTCGCAAACAATAACTCAAACTGCCTGATCTGCTGCTGGTCGGTCAGAAACGCCGCAAGCTGGTCACGGGTCAAATTCAACTTGCGGGAAATAGGCGCGGTTGCCATCAGTAGGCCAATGCTTCTATTTGCGCTTCCAGCCTTACATAAGACACATGGGCATCACTGTCCCCACGGAAACGTTGTATGCGCCAATTCCTCATGTGCCCTTGCTGGAACCAAGCCAGGCGCTTCTTAGTATTGCCAATCGTGCCAACAGAGATAAACCGTTCTTGCGAGTAGGCTTTGCCATCCAGTGAATAGCTGGTGCTGATTTGCGGGTTTTTGCCAAGTGCAATACTGCCCGTCAAGCTGACCAATTCCAGTTCGTTGAATATCGCCCCATTGCTTTCGTTATAAACAATCAGTGTGCCGAACTCCCAGTAGACTTGCTGACTCCAGTGGTGGCCTGTGTCCTGCACCAAGTAGCCAATGTTTGTACTTTGCGGGTCACCTACCATCCATTTGTCATAGACCCAAACCATGTTTCTAGCACGATACTGTGCAAGACCCACCAAGGTGCTTACCAAAGTAAACCACACAGGTGTTTGCAAAGCCTCGGATGCAGATGCGTCATAAACCAAAGTTTGGTCAGGCAGATGTACATAAAGATGCTGGTGGTTCTTGTCGTTTCTGGCTTCCAACTTCACCAAAGCCAATTGCGCCTCTGTGTATTCCAACAGGATGTTGTCAATTTCTTGTGTGCTTACCTTTTGAGTTGTTGCCGCTGCCCCGATGTAGATGCCTGGGGCTTCATTGCGCCCACTGCCTAAAAATGCAATGCGTTCAATAAAGACACAACAAGCAAATGTGCCGACCACACCCTTTTGCAATTGTGCGCCATCAATTCTGGCAAACGGGAACAGTTCCCCGCCCACGTTATCGAATACCTCAACAGTGTTTCTGTTCAGCGCATAGACCTCGTTTCTCAGCTTTAGCAAAGCTACCACTGGGTCAGGGTCAACCTCTGAACTACCATATTTCAACGGATTTACCACCAGCGGATTGGACAGCTCAGTAACAATCAAAAACTCGCCATCGGTGGTCATAAAGTACCCATCCACCCACACCACATCAAGTACTACCCCAAGGTCAGGGTCTGTGACTTGAGTAAGAGTTGTGCCACTCCAGTAATAAAGCCGCCCACCCGATGCAATTGCTAACAGGTCAAAGCTGTAATCAAAGGTCACCAATTGATCTGTTGGGCCACCTACATCGCCCAATGTAGTCACTGTGCCTGCGCTGTCTATTTCGACCAGCTTTGTGCCCATCACCCGATACAAACTGCCCTGCCAGTTGATGCCGCCACGGTCAATGCCTGGGCCTGTGCCGTTTGACACAATGCCATCACCTGGTCGCAGAAACCCATTGCTGATGCCTGATTGTTTTGGCACAGGCACTAAGTTGACTGGGTACGATGTCCGCAGTTCTGGAGTGTTATCGGTGTAAATACCGTTCAGGATAGGTATTTGCATCACTTTGCCTTATTTCTGGCCGATATTTTCTTTGCCTTGGCTTGAGCATCTGCCTTTGAAGTAGCCCCCCAAGCCCTCAAACTTAACAGCAAGCGGGTAGGCTCCCCGTCTTTGTATTCAGGGCCAGGATTGCCCCCCATACGGGCTAGAAACGATGCCCTGCGGGGGTTGTCACCAGCCTTAACTGGAGGCTTTAGATTCATGCCCTCGGCCTTTGCCGCAGCGCGACCTTTGGCGTTCAAACCGCCTTTAGGATTCTGGCCTTCCTTGCGTGCGTAGGCTGGGGTTTTCATCTGTAACTCTTGATCTTTTCAGCAACCTTCTTTGGCTGCTTAGCAAACTGCTTGCCTGCCTTTGTAGCTTCACGCTTTGCCCGTGTGGTTGCTGCATACTCTGCCGCAGACAGGGCTTTGATAGCTTTTGCAGGCAGATACCTCTCGCCTGTTTCAGACGATGGTTTGCCTGACTTGGTGCGCCAATCTTGCGAACCCCAGTCTTTCAGGCGTTTTTGTTGTGCTTT